GAGGTTCTTCCTCACCGGCGAGAGTGGCGAGATTGAGATTCACCCGTTCCCGGCATCATGGGTCAAACCAAGCTACGAAGGGTATATGGCGATCCGCCATTATGAAATTCTCTCCCCCTTCGCCGATGAGCCCGTAAAAGTGCCACCAGAGAACGTTATTGAATTCACCGGTTGGAATCCCGTACCAGGCTCGGACGCATCCCCCATCGAGACGCTACGGCTTACCGCCGAAGAGCAGTACCATTCCCGCAAGCACCGGGTACAGCTGTGGAAACGCAACGGACGTGTGGGCTCATATCTGACGCGCCCTGCCGCCGCCCCGAGCTGGGACAAAACAGCCCGGCAACGTTTCTATGAGATGTTCGAAGCTTTCACCGGGGATACAGGGTCCCGCGCCGGTGGCACACCACTGCTCGAAGACGGTATGGAGCTTAAACGAGTCAGCTTCAACTCTGCCGACGAGCAATGGGCCGAATCCGTGCGCCTCTCCCTGCGTACCGTCGCACAGGTGTACCAGGTACCCCCGGCAATGGTCGGCGATTCCGACGGGGCAACCTACGCGAACATGCGCGAATTCAACAAAATGCTGTACACCAACACGCTCGGGCCGGTACTGCGCAAAATCGAAGACCGCATTAACGCCTTTGTGTTGCCAAAGCTCGGAGCCGACGAAAACACCTTTGTTGAATTCAACGTCCAAGAGAAACTACGCGGCAGCTTCGAAGAGCAAGCCTCCATCCTCTCAACAGCCACCGGCGCACCCTGGATGACACGCAACGAAACACGCAAAATCCAGAATTTACCGGCGGTCGAGGGCGGCGACGAACTCATTACACCGCTAAACGTCCTCATCGGCGGGCAAGCATCACCGCAAGACGGCGGCGATCCAAACCCGGCAGGAAAATCTCAACCCCTGGACGTCATTCGCAACCATCTCAAGCGCGTCGAGCGAATCATCCCCTCAAAGGGCATGCACCGGGGAAGATTCGAAAAAGAACTGACCCAAGACCTCACCGGCCACACCGACACACCGGCGGCGCTCGCTCAGCGGGTGTACGACCTGATAGAGGCCAATCCACAAACCCCCGTCACGGGGGTTTTGTCGTATCTAGAAGGAGACACCCTATGAGTCTGCTGTATAAAACCGCTGTGCTGAGCGACCTCACGGTCAAAGAGGCCGCCGACAGTACCGGTGAGACTGGCGTATTCGAAGGTTACGCCTCAAAGTTCGGGAACGTTGATTCTTACGGCGACATCGTTATCAAAGGCGCATTCACGGAGTCACTGGCAACGTATAAGCCCGGCGGTGCAGGTATCCCCTGCTATTGGGCTCACCGCATGGACGATCCAGAAATGTGCATCGGGGAAACTCTCGCCGCCGTCGAAGACGAAATCGGTCTGAAAGTCACCGTCCAACTCGACATCGACTCAAACCCGAAGGCCGCCCGCGCCTACGAACTCATCAAAGCCGGGCGCGTGGCGCAAATGAGCTTCGCCTACCAAATCGACGACGCCGAACTCGTCGAACACACCGACGCCCCCGGCGGTGAAGCATACGAACTTCGCAAGATCACCATCTTTGAGGTTTCCATCGTCCAAATCGGGGCTAACACGGAAACCGAGATAACCGACGTCAAAAACGCGGTTACCCGCCTAAAGGCCGGCAGAAAAATTTCTGCCGCCAACGCCGAACTTCTCGCCCAAGCGCGAGACCTCATCAACAAGGTTATTGACGCCACCGACGACGACGGTAGTTCCGAGGAACCAGACGACGACACAGCCCAGGAGCGGGAAACCGCCAAAGCTCAGGATCGCCGCCCGGTCAAAGAGCGCACGCTGTCAGCAACGGAGGCCGAAGACCTCAAAAAACATTTCACCTGGAAAGGAAGCAACTAAATGGCTACCATCCTTGAAGATATTCAGCAGGTCGAGGCCGAAGCCAACGACATTATCGACCGCGGCCTCAAGGAGCATATCACCGCCGCCGACGAAAGCCGCCTTGAAGAGCTTAAGCAAAAGCACGAAACCCTCACCAAACGGTTCGATAACCTGAACGCATCGCGTGACCTATTCAAGGGCATCGGCACCCCTCAGCCTGCACGGGAGCAGCAGGGCGCACCTGCCGCTAAGTCTCTCGGTGAGCACGTCGCCACCGGGCTCAAGGATAACGGCGCTATCGCCGCGTTCAAGAACCGTGCACAGGGAACCTTCGCTATCGCGGAGTTTCCCCGCACCGGCGCCAAGGCAAACACTGACGTCGCCACAACCGGCGTCATCGGCAGCGCCTCATACCTGAACATCCCGGACATTGACAAGACCATTGTCAAGCCCTGGCAGCAGGCACCGGTCATTTCTGACTGGCTCGGATCGGGTAATATCACCGGCACCTCCATTACCTACTTCGTTTCCAAGCTCTGGGATAAAGTAGCTAACGGCAAGCCTGCAACCACCCGCGAAAACAGCAAGGTAACTCAGGTTTCCGCCCCCAACTACGAGCAGGTCAATGAGGCACTGAAGGCTATCGCCGCTTTCGTGAAGATTTCTAACGACATGGCCGAAGACTTCGCCTTCCTCGTCTCAGAAATCAACGACTCCCTGCTCTTCCAGCTCATCCTTGTTGAAGCTGAACAGCTACTCTCTGGCGACGGCGCAGGCACCAACATCAAGGGTCTGCTCAACCGCACCGGCATTCAGACCATTACAGCGGCTACCCCCAAGGACGATAAGGAAACCAACCTCGACCTGCTCTATAAGGCAAAGTCGGCGGTCTTCCAGAAATCCGGTCTGCACGCCGACGGCATCCTCATGAACCCTGCCGACTACGACAAGCTGCGCCTAGCAAAGGACGAAAACGGGCAGTATCTCGCTGGCGGCCCCTTCACCGGAGCCTACGGAAACGGCACCTTTATGCCCGAGCCCGGGCTATGGGGCCTGCCCACCATCCAGTCCAACGAAGTACCCGCCGGTACCGCCATCGTTGGCGCCGGTAAGCAAGGTGCAACCGTCTACCGCAAGGGCTCGCTGACGCTCAACGCCTCAAACGCCGATTCTGACGATTTCACCAACCGTCGCTTTGCCGTTCTCGCTGAGGAGCGTCTGACTCTAGCGGTACGCCGCCCCGAGGCATTCGTGAAGGTAACCCTTAAGGCATAACCAGCGAATCCACCACGTTTTGCCCCGGCACCTGCATAACAATGCCGGGGCAAAACCTTGAACGGAGAGAACTATGAGCATCAAACCCTCAATTCTCAACGCAACCCAAAATCCAGCTGAAACAGCGCAACAGACCGTCCGCAACTATTGCGGCTGGCATATCGGGCCACCCATCCGCGAAACCCTCACCCTCGACGGCAACGGCACCAACAAACTAGCGCTGCCATCCAACAAAGTTGAAGATATTCACGCGCTCGCTGTGGACGGGGTGCCGGTGCAGGGTTTCCGTTTCTCAGCTGACGGGTGGATCAAGCTACCTGCCGGTAAGGTCTTCCCGCATGAGCCCCGATGTGTCACCGTCGAGCTCACGCACGGGCATGAAGATTTAGCGCCGGTCGCTCAGGTTATCCAGGATTTAGCAGCCCGCGCCGCAATGGGTGCACACGGTAACCTCTCGTATCAGAGAGCCGGCACCCAATCGGTCGGCTATGCAACACGCAACGGTGAAGCCTCGGGCGTCTCTCTGCTAGAGCAAGAAAAAGAGAAACTGGCTCCCTATAAGCTCGGGTGGGTGCCGTGATAGGTCTACCACTGCCAGGGCACACCGTGACAATAACGCACCTCTCAACGGCAGAAACCATCACCGCTGACGGGTTCAAAAAGAAGACCGAAACACGTCGAGACATCCAAGCGATCGTTGATGCTCCCACCGCCGCTGAACCCCGCGCCGGTACCGCGCAAATAGCCACGATAGACCATGTGCTATATCTACCCGCTGGCACCACCATTGAGGCCGCCGACCGGTTCATCATCGACGGCAAAACATTCGAAGTTGAAGGTGAGGCCGTGGCTATTACGAACCCCTTCACCAAGACAACCTTCTACACGGAAGTGAAAGTACGGCGCTGGCATGGCTAAAAAATTCAAACTCAATAAAACTGGTTTGCAACAGCTGCGCAAGCTGCCAGCTGTTCGCGCCAATCTGAAACGCCGTGCTGACGCCATCGCGAAAGAAGCTTCCAAAGGTGGAAAAGTTGCCGGGTACAAGGTCACCGAGCTAGCGCTAGAGGATCCACGCGGCGCCGTCTCCATCATGGCGACAGGGCACGCTCACTTCCACAATCGCAAGCACAACGCCTTGATTCGAGCATTGGACGCAGGCCGTGACTGAACGTTTTATTTTCCCTTCTCACGTCTCGACCGCCTACAAATATTTTGCTCGGGCTCTCCCCGATGTGCTGGTAGCCCGCGACGAGCCGCCGACCGGGTGGGATAAAAACACGCCCCTAGTGCTCATCAAAGACGGCGGCGGCGGTCGAATCCACCACTATCAGCTTGCCGACAAACGCATCAGCTTCGAGGTACGCGCACCTGACGGAGA